GAAGAAGAAAGCGAAGAAGCTGAATCAGAAGAGGGTGAAGAAGACCTCGAAGATAAAGTTGAAGATATTGCTGACGAACTTGAGTCTTTGAAAGCAGAATTTGATGCCTTAATGGCACAAGATGAAGCACCAGCAATAGGCGACGAAGAAGAAGCTGAACTAGGCGCAGAAGACGAACTCGATTTAGAGTCAGTTGAATATAACCTAGACGAAGAAGTTGTAGAAGAAGCAACTAAATTCTCAGATTCAGTAGCGGCACCTAAAGCAGGCGAAGCTGATTCAACAGAATCACCTTTAACAAAAGCACCTAAAGCAACTAAAGTAGCAGGAGCTGGTTCACCAGTAAAAGCTAGCGATGGCGGCGAAGGTAATAAAGGCGAGTCTGCAAAAGATAACACACCTACAGACAACATCAAAGTTGAGCCTAAAAAGGCGTAAGTAGGGGAATATTAATATGCAATCCAGAAAACTTTACGAATACATGAGTCCGGAGCTGTCAAAAGTTCAGATCTCAGAATCAGCAGACGGTAAAGACTTATTCATGGCAGGTTTATTCATCCAAGGTGACGTAAAAAATCAAAATGGAAGAGTATACCCTAAGAATGAGATTAAGCGAGCTGTAGAGAGTGTTCAGAGTCGACTGAGTCAAGGCGAAACTGTAATGGGCGAGTTAGATCATCCAGAAGAGTTACAAATTAACTTAGACAGAGTAAGTCATATCATTACTGATATGCATTGCGACGATAGTGACGGGTTAGGCAAATTAAAAATAATAGATACACCAATGGGTAACATTGCGAGAGCATTGTTAAAAGCAGGCGCGAAACTAGGCGTTTCGAGTCGTGGAAGCGGTAATGTAAATGAGTCAGGTCAAGTATCTGATTTTGATATTATCACTGTAGACATTGTGGCACAACCCAGTGCTCCAGATGCTTACCCAAAGACTATCTATGAGAGTCTATTTAACATGAAGGGCGGTGCAATGTTGCACGATTTAGCCTCAAATGTTACACACGACAGAAGAGCAGAAATACACCTGGTGAGTGAGATACACAAACTCATCAAAGAACTAAAATTATAGGAAGTAGGAGACTACTATGGCAACATTGACATTTAAAGACCTACTTGAAGGAACTGATTTAACTTCTGAAGTTAAGACAGCCCTCCAAGAAGCATGGGAGTTGAAGGTTTCTGAGGCAAAGACAGAACTAACTGCAGAACTTCGTGAGGAGTTTGCGCAACGATACGAGCACGATAAGAGCAAGATCGTTGAAGCAGTAGACAGCTTTATTACTGAAAAGGTATCAGCTGAAGTTATGGAAATTGCAGAAGAGAAGGAATCATTAGCTCAAGACAGAGTCAAATATCATAAAGCCATTAGTGAGCATGCTAAACTATTGAATTCATTTGTAACTGAAATGGTAGCAAAAGAAGTGAAAGAGCTTCGTGCAGACAAGACTAGAGTAGCAGAACACGTTACTAAACTAGACGAGTTTATCACAGAATCTCTAGCAACTGAAATTGCTGAATTCCATGAAGACAAGAAATCACTAGTTGAGCAAAAAGTCAAGATGGTTCGTGAAGGTAAGCAACAGCTTGCTAAAGCGAAAAAAGACTTTATAGCTAAAGCGGCTAACTTAGTTGAGAATAAAATCAGCTCTGTTATTACCGAAGAAGTTAAATCGTTCCGTAATGATATCACTAAAGCTCGTGAAAACGACTTTGGACGTCGAATTTTCGAATCTTTCGCTAATGAGTACAACACATCGTATTTAAACGAAAGCAAAGAAATTAAGACTTTACAGAAAACACTCGCCTCAATGGAAACATCATTAACTGAAGCAACAGCTAAAGTAGAAGCATCTAACGATGTAACTAAGTTAACTGAATCTAAGTTAAAGGTAGCACAGGATCTAATGAATCGTAAAGAGACATTAATAGATCTTATGGCACCGTTAGGCAAAGAGAAGAAAGAAATCATGTCAGATTTACTTGAAAGTGTTAAGACAGAGAACTTATCAAAGCAATTTAATAAGTATCTACCATCTGTTTTAGATGGCGAAACACCAAGAGCAAAAAAGGCATTGTCTGAATCAGTAAAGAAAGAACATACTGGTAATAAGGCCACTGTAGTTACTACAGAAGCCAATGACGAAAAAGATAATGTGATCGAACTAGATCGCATTAAAAAACTAGCCGGACTTTCAAAATAACAGGAGTAATTAATAATGGCAAATTTATTTGAAAGCAACTGGTCCGCAACCAAAGAAGCATTACTTGAGGGCACTTCTGGCAACAGAAAGAACTCATTGGATGTGGTCCTCGAAAATACTAAACGCTATTTGTCAGAGGCCGCAACTACAGGTGCAACGGGTGCAGGTTCAGTCGCAACATTAAACAAGGTTATGTTACCTTTGATCAGAAGGGTTATGCCTTCCGTGATCGCAAACGAACTAGTTGGCGTACAGCCAATGACTGGCCCAGTAGGGCAAATCCATACACTAAGAGTCCGTTATGCGGAAACTGGTGGTGGAGCAACAGCAGGTGATGAGGCTTTAAGTCCTTTCAAACTTGCTTCTTCTTATGCTGGTTCACCGGATGCTACGGCAGCCGCTGAAGGAACAGCTGGTAAGAAGATGAGCATTCAAATCTTAAAAGAAACAGTGGAAGCTAAGACTAGACGTCTAAGTGCTCGTTGGACTTTTGAGGCTGCTCAAGACGCAGATGCAATGCACGGCGTTGACGTAGAAGCTGAAATCATGCAAGCTCTCGCACAAGAAATTGTTGTTGAGATCGACCAAGAGATCATTGGTTCTTTACGTTCATTAGCTGGCGCTGGTACTACATTAGACTTCTCTTCACTTAGTGGACAGAGCGTTTATGTTGGTGACAGACATGCGGCATTAGCAATCGAAGTTAACCGTGCGGCAAACCGCATTGCGGCAAGAACACGTCGTGGCGCTGGTAACTACATCGTAGTTTCTCCAGAAGCGTTAACTATCCTACAAAGTGCAAGCACATCTACATTTGCTCGTACTACTGAAGGATCTTTCGATGCACCTACAAACACTAAGTTTGTTGGTACACTAAATGGTACAATCAAAGTATTCGTAGACAACTATGCGGCAGACGGAACGAAAGTTCTTGTAGGCTACAAAGGTTCAAGCGAATCAGACGCACCTGCGTTCTATTGTCCTTATATCCCATTAATGAGTACAGGACCTGTAATGGATCCTACTACTTTTGAGCCAGTTGTTAGCTTTATGACCAGATATGGTTACAAAGAATTAACTAACACTGCTTCATCTTTGGGCAACGCGGCTGACTATGTTGATGCAATCACATTGTCAAACGTTGAATTCCAGTAAGCCTTAAAACTTATTAGATGTAAAAAGCACTCTTCGGAGTGCTTTTTTTTGGCCGTTAACTCGTTATAGTATATTTTTACGTTCTTGATAAATAGTTGTTATAAAGTTTAAAATACTGTAGGGATATATACAATGGCAAAACGCACGGTTATAGCGGCAGACGAAGAATTACTGATCCTAGGATCATTAGTTGTATCGGGTAATGTTACTCAAGTTGAAACAACGCAAAAAGTTAACAGGATCGAATCAGATGAACTTGTTATAAATGCTGATGGCGACGATGTTACCCCAAAATTAATTCTTAACAAGAATAATATACTAAGTACTATCTCGTTCGATGGGACAAATATTGTTTTAGATAAGCAGTTAACGTTGCCGGCTGGTAATAACAATTTAAACATCATTGGTGATGTGTTTGCAGATAACGGAACAAGTAAAGTATTAGAAAACGGAACAGACGGAACAGATGCAGTCTTTACAGGTGATGTCATAGGAACAGCCACACTTGCAGACAAATTTACAAATGATAGAACATTAGCACTTACAGGTGATGTAACGGGTAGTGTTGCATTAGGACTGAATGCAATAACTTCAACACCAAGTATGGTAGTAACAATACAACCAAATTCCGTTGCATTAGGCACAGATACTACTGGCAACTATGTTGCAACAGTAACAGGTGGAACAGGCTTAACTTCAACTGTTACAACAGGAGAATCAGTAACTCCAACTATTAACTTAGATGATACAGCAGTTACGCCAGGAACTTACGGAACAGCAAGTAGTACTGGAACATTCACAGTTGACCAACAAGGTAGAATAACAAACAGCGCAACTACTCTAATAGATATTACAGCATCACAAGTTTCTAACTTTGAAACAGCCGCAGAAGCATTATTTACTATTGGTACTAACAGCGGCGACGGTGATTTAAGTTATGCAAACGGTGTATTTGATTATACCGGGCCAACTGCAACAGAAGTTCGAGCTCACTCATCAGGCGGTGACGGTATTGATTATGCTTCGGGTGTAATTGATGTAGACACAACAGTGGTTAGAACAACAAGAGACTTAACAGCAGGTGATGGACTTAGCGGAGGCGGAACATTAGAGGCAAATAGAAGTTTTGCAGTTGACAATACTGTAGTTAGAACAAGTGGTACGCAAAGCATAGCAGGTGACAAAACATTCTCCGGAACGTTAGTTGTTCCAACAGTTACAATGCCAAGTGTTTCAAGCGATAATTATGTTGCAGGTGATAATTCAACCAAAGCGGCATCAACTGCTTATGTAGAAACAGCAATAACAAGTTTAATAAACGGTGC